CTTCCTTTCGCTGTGATACCAGTTCCTAGGATAGACTTATGGCGATGACCCCTGAAGCAAAAGTTAAGAAGAAAGTAGCTGCACACCTAAAGACGTTAGGAGCTTACTACTTCTACCCAGTTACCGGAGGTTACGGTAAGAGCGGAGTGCCAGATATCATAGGATGCTACGAAGGTAGATTCTTTGGTATTGAATGTAAAGCAGGTAAAAACAAACCCACACCCTTGCAAGAAAAGAACCTGTCTGATATAAAGAACAACGGCGGCATAAGCATTGTCATTAACGAGGATAATATTGATGACGTGTTGATTTACGTTGGGGGTAGGAACGTTGACCCTCGACAACTCACTTTAGATTTATAGGAGAACGATAGTATGACCAATAAACCATCACCCAAAGCCGAGAAGATTATGGCTTATATGATTGCAAATAAAACATCCACGGTAGCAGAGGTCGCGAAGGCTACTGGTACATCGTACGGCTACGCCCACAAGATAATTACAAGCCTAGGCACAGCAGAAGCAGTGTTTGGTGCAATGGAGGAAGCGAAAAGCACCGAAAAAAAGCCACAAGCCGCCAACCAAAGACAGGTTGGTGGGGCACACTACAAGGACTTATCAATAGAGCCTTGGGACGCGATGGCAGCGTGGATGACTAGAGATGAATTTGTCGGTTACCTAAAAGGGAACATCATCAAGTACCTCGCTAGGGAGAAGAACGATAATGATCTGGCTAAGGCGGGTCACTACATGCAGAAGCTACTGGAGGTCGGGTAGTGGACTTGATCACGGTAGATTTTGAAACTTACTACGACAAAGAATACTCTCTGTCTAAATTAACTACTGAGGAGTACGTACGTGATCGCCGTTTCGAGGTGATTGGCGTGGGTGTTAAGGTGAATAATGAAGGAACAGAATGGGCGAGTGGAACGCACGAACAAATTCAGAGGTACCTACATACCTTCAACTGGGCAGAAAGTATGGTACTTGCTCACAACACTATGTTTGATGGTGCCATTCTCTCTTGGCTGTTTGATACTCATCCTCGCATGTATGCCGATACTCTGTGTATCTCCCGCGCTCTACATGGGGTGGAAGTTGGTGGCAGTCTCCGCGCGCTCACTGAGAGATATCAAATCGGGGCTAAGGGAACCGAAGTACTAAACGCTTTGGGCAAGCGCCGAGCTGATTTTTCAGAAGAGGATTTGGCGCTATACGGGGACTACTGCATAAACGATGTCGAGTTAACACATAAACTATTCAGTATTTTTCTGAAGAAAGGTTTCCCAAAGCAGGAATTACGGATAATCGACATGACGTTGCGTATGTTCACAGAACCTTTTATTGAGTTAGATATCGGGTTACTTGAGCAGCACTTGGAGGACATAAAGGAACGCAAGGATCAACTGCTTGAGAATTGCGGCGTATCGAAACAGGATTTAATGTCCAACCCTAAGTTTGCCGCAGTGCTTGAGAGTTTAGGTGTAGTGCCACCCATGAAAAAGAGTTTACGTACGGGCAAGGATACCTTTGCCTTTGCGAAAAGTGATGAAGAGTTTAAAGCACTGGCTGACCATGAGGATGATCGAGTGCAATCAGCGGTTGCCGCACGTCTAGGCACGAAAAGCACCCTTGAGGAAACACGTACTCAGAGGTTTATAGACATAGGCAAACGGGGGACTTTGCCGGTCCCAGTAAGGTATTACGCCGCACACACAGGGAGGTGGGGAGGTGATGATAAGATAAACATCCAGAACCTACCGAGCCGTGGACCAAACGGTAAGAAGTTAAAGAGTAGTATATTGGCCCCCGAAGGCTACACGTTAATTGATGTTGATTCGTCTCAGATCGAAGCGCGAGTATTAGCGTGGTTTGCTGAACAAGATGACCTGACAGAGGCGTTCGCCAAGAAAGAAGACGTTTACGTAAAGATGGCAGCTAGTATACATGAGATACCTGAAGGCCAAGTAACTAAAGACCAAAGGTTTTTAGGTAAACAAACCATACTAGGTGCAGGTTATGGAATGGGCGCGATTAGATTCCAAGCCCAACTACAGTCGTTCGGCGTTGCCATAGAACTACCGGAGGCAAGGCGAATAATTAACATATACAGAGATGATTATTCAGCCATAAGCCAGTTATGGGAAGACTGCCAAACCATGCTACTACATATGGCTAACGGTGATAGCATGCAGGTAGGCAGGAAAGGCGTATTTGAAGTGGTAGGGTCTAAACATGGCATACTACTACCTTCAGGTTTGTTATTACGCTATGACGAGTTATCATCAGAAATACTAGACGGTCGTCCACAATACTCTTATAGGACACGCCGTGGGACAACTAATATCTACGGCGGGAAGGTAGTTGAGAATGTATGTCAGGCAATAGCGCGTTGCATTATCGGGGAACAGATGTTACAAATGAGCAAGAAGTGCCGTATTGCGCTAACTGTACACGACTCCGCAGTAGTTGTAGTAAAAGATGAAGATATGGAATGGGCGCGCCCGTTCGTTGAATCATGCATGCGTCAGGTGCCGGATTGGGCAGAGGGACTACCACTCGACTGCGAGAGCGAGGTAGGAAAATCTTATGGGGGATGTGAATGAGTATAGCACCGTGGTCGTTTAGCAAAATTAAGGCATTTGAACAATGCCCCAAACAGTTCTACCACGAGAAAGTACTCAAAGAATATCCGTTCGTGCAGACCGATGCGATTCTATACGGAAATCAGTTTCACCAAGCTGCTGAAGATTACATAGGTAGTGGCACCCCACTCCCTAAGAAGTTTGACTATGCCAAGACTATGCTCGACTCACTCAATGCAAAACGAGGAGATAAGCTATGCGAAAAGAAGATGGGCGTAACTGAGAACCTTACTGCATGCGGGTTTTACGACAAAGACGTATGGTTTCGTGGTATTGCAGACCTATTGATAGTTGATAGAGTAAGTGGTGTTGCATGGGTTATAGACTACAAGACTGGCAAGAACGCACGGTATGCAGACACAGGGCAGCTAGAATTAATGGCATTATGTGTGTTTATAAACTACCCTGAAATAAAGAAAGTACAAGCGGGTTTAGTGTTTGTAGTTAGTCACGACCTTATCAAATCTAAATATCACGAGTATGATACCAGTTCCTTGTGGGATAAATGGCTAGGTAAGTATGAGGCTATGAAGACCGCTGCTGATAAAGATGTCTGGAATCCACGCCCGAATGGACTGTGTAGAAGACACTGCCCAGTTACCGTATGCGTACATAATGGGAGTAACTAATGCCTTACAAAAACAAAGAAGATCGTAAGAAACAGAAGAACAAGCCTGTCGGCAGTAAAGAATTTAAGGCACGTATGGAACGTCAGCGTGCCCGTCGAAAGATGGATAAGACAGGTAAAGACGATAACAAGAACGGCAAAGCCGATAAAAGAGAGGGCAAAGACGTAGCGCATAATAAACCGTTAGCCCGTGGAGGCTCTAATAAAGACGGTGTAACTGTACAGAGCCGAAAGCGTAACCGTTCGGCGGGTGGTACGCTCAGTAAAGGCCGTAAAAAGTAAGTTAGTGACCCACTAACACCGCGCCACACGGCGTTGCGATGGAGAACAGAGTGCAGATATTAGATAACAAGGCGGTAGTATTGCGCCTGAGAAACCCAAACAAAGTAACTACAGTTATCGAGAAGAGTCAGAAAGTATCAAAAGATGAAGTAGTAGTTAACTGGGGCATAGATGAGGCCCACACCCTAAAGAAGTTGAACATAAAAGTACCCTCACCCATTGAGGGGCGGTATGAATGGACAGGGCAGTTCAAACCATACGACCACCAAAAAACCACTTCCGCATTCCTAACCATGAACCGAAGGGCTTTCTGCTTTAACGAGCAAGGCACTGGCAAAACCGCATCGGCCATATGGGCTTCTGACTTCCTGATGACACAGGGAAAGGTGAACAGGGTATTAGTTATATGCCCGCTGTCTATCATGGATAGCGCATGGCGTAATGACTTGTTTAGTTTTGCCATGCACCGCACAGTCGATGTGGCGTATGGGGGTAAGGAGAAACGAAAGAAGATAATTAGGCAAGGCTCCGAATATGTTGTTATTAACTACGATGGAGTGGAGATTGTTGCCGATGAGATTGCTAAGGGTGGATTCGACTGCATCATTGTAGATGAAGCCACACACTATAAAAACCCACAAACCAAGCGTTGGAAAACACTGAACAAGCTGCTAACTGACAAGACTTGGTTGTGGATGATGACGGGGACCCCTGCGGCCCAGTCGCCTTTAGATGCCTACGGCATTGCAAAACTAGTCAACCCGACTGCCATCCCTAAATTTTTTGGTTCGTTTCGTGACCAAGTAATGTACAAAATAACTAACTTTAAATGGGTGCCTAAAGAGACAGCTACTGAAACAGTGTATAACGCACTGCAACCTGCTATCCGGTACACTAAAGAAGAGTGCCTAGACCTACCACCTATGGTATACGCCAAACGAACGGTGGAGCTTACTCGGCAGCAGAAAAAGTACTACAAGGAGCTTAAAGATAAACTTGTTTTACAGGCTGCAGGGGAAGAAGTAACAGCCCCCAATGCAGCTATAAATATGAGTAAGCTCTTGCAAATATCCTCCGGTGCCGTGTACACCGATAACGGAGAGGCATTGGAGTTTGACATTAAGAACCGATACAAGGTCCTTCGTGAGGTGATAGACGAGAGTAGTAAGAAAGTGCTCGTGTTCGTGCCGTTCAAACACACTATAGACATACTTTACCGTAGGCTTATAGGCGAGAACATATCCACCGAGATTATTCGTGGAGATGTATCTGCACCTAAACGGACTGACATATTCCACCGATTTCAAACTAAAGATGACCCCCGCGTGTTGGTAATCCAACCGCAAGCTGCGGCACACGGAGTTACACTAACCGCTGCGAATACGGTTGTTTGGTGGGGGCCTACCAGTTCGCTAGAGATTTATGCCCAAGCTAATGCACGTGTACACAGATCAGGACAAGACCACAAATGTACTGTCGTCCAGCTACAAGGGTCACCTATAGAACAACGTGTATACACACTATTAGATAATAGAATAGATGTACACACAAAAATGGTCGATCTTTACAAAGAAATGCTTGACTAAGATACGATACGGCAGTAGAGTTAATAGCTCACTAGTTAAGCCACGGACGTTAGGGTGTATGAGAGGGGTTTATGTCTCCTTTCTGGTGTCCCTTGATTACTCTATAACGTGTCTAGAGATCGAGCTTGATGCACTTGAGGCTGAAACGCATCACCACAACTTTAGGAGGTACATTATGGCAGTAAAACTGACTAGGGGTAGTGAGAGGAGTATCACGCCCAAACTTAAATCATGGGAAGAAAAAG